CTTAATCATAACAAGAAAATAGCAAAGGTGTATGATATTGCTGATGATATTAGCATTAACAATAGACCAAATTATACCTTGAAACACTTTATGGATAGAGTGAAAAACTATAATGAAGAAGAATTTGAATATGACATTAAAACAATCAAGTTAGGAGATTAAATGGAAGAAGAATTTTATGCAGTTGTAAAGTTAAAGAACGGTGAAGAGTTCTTTTCTCAGGTATGTCCAACAGAAGAAGATGGTAAAGAAGTTGTTCTTTTATATCATCCTGTTACTATTACAATTGTTAAGACCAAACGTGGTCCTGCATATTCAGTAGAACCTTGGATTAAGATTGGTAATGAAGGTATTTTCGTTATTAATAAAGAAGATATTCTTACTATGTCCGAATTAGAGGATGTGGACCTTATTAAAATGCACAATAAATATGTTGCTTCTCGTGAGAATACCCGATATAACGAGGAGAGGATTAGTTCAACTATGGGCTATGTTGGCACTGTATCTGAAGCAAAGCATAAACTGGAACGAATCTACAATGGTTCTTGATGTCTTTAATAGCCTTTAATATTATTGAATACTAGTGTTTTATCACTTTTGACAAAGCGGAGCGTAGCAGACTTTAAGGAGTTTGTCAATAGGTAGAAATACTAAGTGAGTAAATGCTGACAATACCGCAGAGGGGCTTGACAAAATCAAGAATGTGTGCTACGATCCTATGAGATAAAAGGGCAGAAATAAGTGTTTGAATCAAACAGAATCATAAGGGCTCTTAAAGAAAAGACGCAATCACTAAGAGAAGAAGAAATTCGGTTACGAGAAGAAACAGAGAAATTAAGAGAGGAAGAAATTCGGTTACGAGAAGAAACTGAGAAATTAAAAGAACAAAATCGGGCTCTAGACGAACTACTTGAAAATATTAGAAAAACCAAAGGTGAATAATGATTACCACATCAGTAATGAGAAAAAAGAAGAGAATTGTACATTATGTCAATAACTCTGACTTTTATGATGCCCTGATTATATACAAAGACCAAGTTAGAGAGGCTGAAAATGAAAACCAACCTAAACCTCGTATTCCAAACTATATTGGTGAGTGCTTCCTAAAGATTGCTACACATTTGAGTTTCAAGCCCAACTTCGTTAACTACACAAGTAAAGACTCGATGATTTCTGATGGATATACTGATTGTGTAAAGTATGTCCTGAACTTCAATCCAGATGTAACCAAGAATCCATTTGCCTATTTTACACAAATCTGTTACTGGGCATTTGTTCGTAGGATTAAGCAAGAGAAAAGAAATCTTGAATTGTATGATAGACTACTTGAACGGAATGGCTACGAGCAGGTATTTACTGAGGATAATGGTAACTCAGATAACTCAAACTATTCCGATTTTAATACGATCAAGGATAATATTCATCATAGGATGAGAAACTGATGAGTAAGGTCCTCATATTTTCAGATTCACACTTCGGCTTCAAGAGACAGTCAACAGTCTTTCACGATTACTTCTTAAAGTTCTATAATGATGTGTTCTTTCCTTTCATTGAAGAGCATAATATCACAACCATTGTTGATATGGGTGATACATTTGATAACCGGAAGACCTTGGACCTTACAACTGTTGAATGGGCAAAGACAAACTTTTATGATAGGTTAGAAGCCCTGAACTGCCAGGTTCATACAATTGTTGGAAATCATACATCTTATTACCGCAATACAAATAGAATTAATACACCTGAGCTACTTCTCAATCAATATCCAAACATACAAACTCACTCGTCTCCAACTATCGTAAATCTAGACAACCTCCCAGTTCTCTTTATTCCTTGGATTAATCAAGAAAACGAGGCTGAGACTTTAAAACTTATTGAGACAACTAAGGCAAAAGTTGTGATGGGCCATCTTGAACTTAATGGATTCTATGTTAATCGTGGAACCGCAATGGAAGATGGCCGAGACCCCGATATCTTCTCAAGATTCAAAAAGGTATTCACAGGTCATTATCATACACGCTCTGATAATGGAACAGTCTTTTATATTGGTAACCCTTATGAAATGTTCTTCAATGATGCAGGAGACCAGAGAGGATTTATTGTTTTTGATACTGAAACCCTTAAACACGCTTATGTGAATAATCCATATTCGCTGTTTGATTACGTTTATTACGAAGATACTGACATTGAAGATTTTGACTTTGATTCTTATGCTGGTAAAATCATCAAAGTTATTGTAAGAAAGAAATCCGACAATGTTCTATTTGACCAGTTCATCAATGGGTTCTATTCAGTTGGTGTTGCAGACTTAAAGATTATTGAGAACTATTCCCAAGAGGTAGAACAAGAGTTTGATGTTTCATTGGAGAATGAAGATACCTTCACATTAATTCAAAGATTTGTTGAGGAAAGTGAAATTGATTTAAACAAAGAAAAACTCAAACTTATCCTTTCCGAAATACATAAAGAAGCCTGCGAATTAGTTTGATGTTTTTAATTTCATTAAAAGATGCAGAAAAAGAAGGTGCATTTTCAGTCATTAATGAAAAAGGAGAGAAGGTTGTCTATCTGTTTCAAGAACGTGATGATGTATCACGATTTGCAATGCAACTTGAAGAGGGTGGATATCCTAAAACTGAAATTTTTGAATATGATGAAAAGCAACTTGTAATAACCTGTCAGTTGACGAATACCAAATATACTATTATTAGACCAGACGATATTGTTGTTCCTCCTTTGATTGCTGATGATAACCTTAGAGAAAGTACGCTATAAAAATCTCCTTTCAGTTGGTAATAATTTTGTTGAAATTGAACTAAATAAAAACCCGACAACACTCTTGATTGGTAAAAACGGGAGTTCAAAGTCAACAGTTATTGAATCCATTACCTTTGCCCTATTCAAGAAAGCATATAGACCAGTTAATCTTCCTCAACTGATTAACTCAATTAATGAGAAAGATTGTGTTGTTGAACTAGAGTTTTCTGCAAATCAAACTCAATGGATGGTAAGGAGAGGTCTTAAACCAAATATTTTTGAACTTTATAGAAATGGACAACTACTTGAACAAGATGCCTCTGCTGTAGACCAACAGAAGTGGTTTGAACAGAATGTTCTAAAGATGAACTATAAAACGTTCATTCAAATTGTCATTCTTGGTAGTAGTAACTATGTACCATTTATGCAATTGCCTCTTGCATCAAGACGAGAAATCATTGAAGATTTGCTAGATATTCGTATATTCTCTTCAATGAATGTCATTCTTAAAGATAAACTGAAGACAATCAAAGATGAACTGAAACAACTGAACGTTTCCGAAACTCATCTTCACGAAAAAGCAGTAATGCAAAGAAGTTTCATTGAAGGAATTGAAAAGGAAGGCAATAACAGAATCAACGAAAAGCAATCCCGAATTGAAGAGTTATCATCTTTTAATGATAAGACACTAGAGAATAACACAAAGATTGAAGAAAAAGTTGAAGAACTTAATCGAACAATGGTTGAGGTTTCTACATCTGGGGAAAAACTTAAGAAACTTGGAACATTAAAGGGTAAACTATCGCAAAGAATTGGTACAATCAATAAAGACCTTAAGTTCTTCACCGAAAACTCTGTATGCCCAACCTGTACTCAAGATATTGATGAAGGTTTCAAACACTCCAAAATTGAAGAGTATCAAAAGTCTTCGGGTGAATTAACAGTTGCATTTAAAGAACTAACAGATGCAATTGAAAAAGAGGATGAAAAGCAGGGAATTTTCACAAAATTATCTCAACATGTTATACAACTCAATCAGCGGATTCAGTCTCATAACATTCAAATCACACACGCTCAAAAGCAGATTTCAGAATTGAATCAAGAGATTGAATCTATTCAAGAAAGCATTCAAAATCGCAATAGTGAGAATGAAAAACTATCTCAACTTGAGGCTGATTTACTACAAATTCAATCTGACTTTCTTAAGAAGAAGGATTCACTACAGTATTATGAGTATATGAGTGGCCTTCTTAAAGATGGTGGAGTTAAAACCAGAATCATTCGGAAGTATTTACCGGTCATCAATCAGTTGATTAACAAGTATCTCAATACAATGGATATGTTTATCAACTTCAACTTTGATGAAGAGTTCAATGAAACGATTAACTCGCCATTGTATGATAACTTCTCTTATAGTTCATTCTCTGAAGGACAAAAGCAACGAATCAATCTTAGCATCCTTTGGACGTTTAGAGAACTTGTAAAAATCAAGAACTCAACCAATACAAATCTGCTCATCTTTGATGAAATTTTAGATAGTTCACTTGATGAATCGGGTATGGAAGAGTTCATTAAGATTATTAAGTACGTTTTTACTGATACCAATACTTTCATCATTTCACATAGAGAAGGAGTGACAGAAAAGTTTGAGCACGTTATTGAATTTGAGAAGCAGGGAAACTTCAGCCGCATTGCCCGTGCCACTTAATAAACTGGCACACATAAGCACCGCTAATGTGTTTTTGGTGATACATTACTATTCATGGAGAAAAACTTATGACAGATAAAAACCAGCACTTTTGGAAATATAATGAGGGTGAAATCCTCAAGCAGATTCAAGAATATTTAATCGGCACATATAATGCTCATTACGTCGGAGAAAATGGAGTTCAGGCAATGGACCTGATTTCAGCCATTGGAGATGGTATTCCCTTCTCCCGCTCTAGCATTATTAAGTATGCAAGCAGATATGGTAAAAAGAATGGACTTTCTAAATCAGATTGCCTGAAAATTATTCACTTTGGAATCTTCCTTTATCATTTCTCAAATCACGACAAACCTACTACTGAAAATTATGAGACTCTCGCCTGAAACCATTGAACTACTGAAAAACTTTTCGGCAATTAATAACTCTATTGTTATTTCACCTGGAAATATTATCAGGACTATTAACTCGGAGAGAAACGTTTTTGCCAAAGCTACAGTTGCAGAAACATTTCCCCGCGATATTCCGATTTATGAACTTCGTCAGTTCCTGAATATCTTCTCTCTACATAAAGACGCTGATGTAGATTTTAGTGATGAGCACTATATTCTCGTCAGTCAGGGTCACACGAAGATGAAGTTCTACTATGCTGATCTATTTTCACTGACAAAGAATCTTAACATTCCTACTCAAGACTATCCGTTCAATGATATTGCTCTTAGTGTAAATCTTGATTCTGATGTGATTGAACGTGTTCGTAAGGCTGCAAGTATGTACTTCCTCACTGACCTTTCTCTTGTTGGTGCAGAAGGACAAGTAGAACTAGTTGTTCACAATAAAGAAGAAACAACTTCTAAGAGTTATAACATTACCTTAGGGACAACCGAAAATGAGTTCTCTCTTAACTTTGTAGAGAAGAACATTATGATTCTTCCTGGCTCATATCAACTGGATATCGCCCGATTCCCTGGTGGTAGATTTGCTTCCAAGTTCAGCAATGCAAACCAAGAACTTGAATATGTTATTGCCCTAGAACCTGACAGTTCTTTTGAAGAATGAATTATAGCACAACGCATAAGCGGTTTGGTGAACTTTCTTCTAACCCTGAAGCTCTTACCAATCCACAAGACTTTCTAGGACCAAACTACGAAACAGTCTTGAACTTCTGGTGGACTATGGATAGTCTCACCGAAACCCAGTGGAATGAAGTTGCTCGCCG